TTGCGCTCTGCACGCTTGGTTTTCTCCTCGTCAGTCTCGCCTAAGATCTTGGTTTTGACTGGGCCATCAGGTGGGAATAGCTCTTTGATGGTCCTCGAGGCGAAATCCACGCAGGCTTCAGCGATAACCGGGTGAACAACCTTGCTGGCACCGAAGAAAGTAGCGCCACCAGGGGCGTCTTTGCCCATACCCGTGCGCTTGATACCCTCTTCGTACTGCTTATCGCGGTCCTCGCGTGCTGTCTTGTCCTTATTAAGCAGGTTCAAGTAGCGTGATGCTAGGTTGTCCAGCGTAATGGGATCTATAACTTCTGCTAAGTTCTCGTAAAAGTCAGGATCTTCAAGCGGCCCTTTGGTGCTTGGCATGTAAACCACTGCCGAGCCATCGGGAAGCTCTTCAATCTCAGCCTCTTCATCAGGCAACTCGGCTGACAGATCAGCGACGGGCACCTCGTCATCGGCCATACCGCTAATGAAGCGGCCATAGTCCTGCTCAATAGGCATCTCAGGCATGTTTCTTCTTCCTCATGAGTTCGAGTTGCATGGCGTCAGGATTGTTGCTGATCTTGACTTTCTTAACCTTGCCACCCTTTTTGTACGGCAAGATGCCAAGTTGCTTGATTAGCTCTTCACGGGCTGCCAACTCATCGATAAGCTTTTGTGTGACTTCCTGCTCGGCGCCTTGGAATCCAAAAGTGCCAAACATTTGCGACTCAGGATCTCGTGCGCCAGGGCCTTGAAACTTAGGATTGTTTCGCAGGGTTTGGCGCATGCGCTGCGTGGCCTCTGGGAAAAGGTCTCGGTAATCGTGCATGATCTCAAGGCCGCCCATGTAGCGCCCTGGGATAACCGTGTTATAAGTTGGGTGCTCTAAGTACGAGCCTTTTTCAAGCGCCATACCGGGCTTCATCTCGCCAACTGAGTAACCAGCAAGACCTGTTGGCACATCGCGCAACTCAGGCACCGTGATGGCATGTCGAGTAGCCAGGCCGTCAGGAATGTTGAACTTCTCAATGTTATTCTTCTTCAAGTGCTCGTTGACAAATGCTTTGCGCATCTCCGTATTGGCCATGATTTGGTCAACAAACTCAGGATTGTCAACGCCAGCAAACTGCGGATATTTCTTGCGGAACTCTTTGTTGAAGGCATCAACTTGCTTGCCAGTCATGCCTGTAAAGGGGTACTGCTCAATCAGTGACTCAGCAAAGTGCTTGGCATACATATCTGAGTCTTTGGCGCTCATGGCTGTATAAACGCCAATAACAGGCTTTCCCTTGGCTCGCTCTGCTGCTGCGTCAATACGGTTTTGAACGCCTTGTGCCGCCTGCCCTTGGGACGCCCAAAAGTCTTCCTTGCCTTGCGCAAGCTTGCCTTGGCCAAATCTGGGACCGCCATGCAAGATAACTTCGTTGGCAAGCGGTGTCTCATTGACTGAGCGCAAGATCTTGTCAGCCTGAGTACGATCGCCGATGATGGATACAAGCCTTGAGCCAACTGGCAAGTCTTGAATGCTCATCTTCTTTTCAGGCACGCCGCTTAGTCTTGCTAAGACATCTTCAAGATCGTGCTTGTACTGCTGCTCTGCAGCCCACTGTGCATAGCTCTTGCCTGCAAGATTGGTGACTTCACCAGGGGCTTGTTTGAAGCGCGGGTCCTTAGCTAAGCTTCTTTGGTGTTGGGCCAAGAGCTTATCCCTAAATGCTTTAAGCGCAGCGCCGCCAGCCTGCATCTTTGGCGCATTCATTAGCTCAAGCAGCATCGTGTCGGGATTGTCAGAGATGCGGACAGCACCGCCCTTCTTGTAGGGAATGGGTTTGCTGAACTTCTCGCGGATCTCAGGCGTGATGTCAAAGCCGATCTGATCCATGGACTTGGTCTTGCTGTACAACTCGTCAAGGTATTGCTCGGCCCTTTCGAGGCTTCGGAATCCAGGATGATCTGGTATCGCAATGTCGGTATCAGCATCGACCACATAGTACCGATCGCCTTGCAGAGAAACATCAAGCGGTCGCTGTTGCGTGATGCCTGGGATGGTCCTGACATTGTCCTTGCCAACCAGGGCCTTGAGCCTGCCGGGGACGATCTCATCGTAGAACTTGCGCATCCCTGCTTCAGTGGACTCGCCCTTAGCGTCTTGCGGAAAGCGCAGGAAAGACTTGTACCCGTCAATGAATGCAACGCGGTCGTAACCCTCATCAACTGCACGCCTGATGATGTTCTTTAGCGATAGGTCAACCCACTCGTTGGTGTTCTTAACGAACGGACCGGCTGGAATTCGCTTATCCCCACGCGTTTGAACCAATTGCAAGGCTTCGTCAACCGCCTCTTGAGCGTTAATCTCTTTGTCGCCAAGTCCAGTGTTAGCGATGAAGTGGCCGTCTTTAGTGCGGACTTCCCAGTACGGCCTATCAGCAGAATTGTTAACCGTGGCGACCAAGTCATCCTTTGTCAAAGGCTTGCCTGCAAACCCTTTTTTACGCCCCTCTTGCGCCCAGTCTGACTGAAGCTCTTCAATGAAGAGGACATTCTTGTTGTCGGCGTCCACACGGTCATTCATCCTGATATGGGATATGACATTGGGGTCTGCCCAGTGCGGGGATCTATATTGATTAGTGGCTAAGAGTGTGGCGTAGTTAATATCGTATTCAGAGAGTTTTGCATCAGGTTTAGCATTTAAGATTTTCCGCGCCTCTTCCTCACTAACTTTTCTGGGCGGAGCCTTAAGCAGGACCTCACGATAGTTCTTGCCGCCAGGCTCTTGGTAATCATGGAATTCAGTCAGGCGTTCGCCGGGCTTGGTGCCATAGCTGTGAGTCCTGCTAAACCTGTTGATGTCCTCTTCGGCCTTCATCGCAAACTCAGCCGCGTCCAAATCGTTTTCCGCAAGGGCCTTCTGATAACGCTCATCGGCAAGCTTGCGCAACTGATTGATCTGCCTGTAGTCATTGACATTCAGGTCTGGCATGTGCAGGTCGGCAAACCCTTTCATGTAGGGCGGCACGACAGACCTGCTCAGGACCACCTCCTCGACATCGGGCATGGTGCCCTTGGTCATGGCCTGAACCTCTTCACGCGTGACATTAGGCGTGGCAGCAAGCTTTTGAGCTAGGCCTGCATCCTCAAGGCGCTGCTTGCTGATACCTGCCCGTGTGAACTCATTGAGGAAAGCCTGCCCAGGTCCTTGCTTGCGCTGCAAGGTGGTGGCCATCTCCTCGATCGGGTTGTAAAAGCCAAGCTTGCTGACAGGTGCATTGACATTCAGTGGCGCTACCATGCTCAGGGCATTGCCAAGCGGACCTTCGCCAAACATGGCGCGATCGACTTGCTCAAGGCCTGTCCTGCCCAGTGCTGTAGCACCGCGTGTGATGGCCTGGGTTGCAGGCTTAACGAATGGCGTAACCATGCCGCCGATGTCTGTCAGTGCGCCGACATTGCGGCCAATCTCGCGCAGGTTTGCCTGCGATTGCTGGCGCTGTGGCGAGCCTTCCATGATGCTGCCGGTGTAAGGTACTTGCTCTTCAGTGCTGCCAAATAAACCCGTAGCAAAGCCGCGGCTGAGCGCACCGAGTGGTGTCTCAGGCGTGGACTCACGCATCTGCTTTTGCTTGGCAGCCTTGGCGGCCATGGGATTGAAGTTGAACATCTGGGTGGGATCGCCACCGTCTTGCATGTGGACTGCGCCGCCGTCCTTAGCGCCACCATACAGAGCATCGAGCAGTTTCTTAGGGTTGGGCATCATCGGCCTCCGTTTGCGCGGGATGATAACCAGTAGGGCTTGCAAAGTCTATCTGGACTCATTATCATCTTGTCGTCGGTGTGGCAACCGGAGTTAGAAAGAAAGGTTAAGAACCCCACAGGTTTTTGGTTGGGGCGTTCATGATGAAGTGCGTTTTCCCTTCGGGGGAAATTCCTTTCTTTCAAAGCGCCTGAGTCTGCCTCCTGCCAGAGGTAACGCTCCAACCAAAGTCTTGTGGGGTTTTTCTTTTGGCGCCGACCGTACTGTCCGCGAGAGCAATGGGCTACCCAGCCGCTGACAAGAACAGGGTACTGGTAAGGCATGATGTTTGTGGCCCGGTGCAAATCCGTAAGAATCCAGCGGCTGGCAGAACCTCCAAGCCGAGGGGTCAGGCAACTGACATGGAGGTGGCGTTTATCGCCCGAGGAATCCCTGCTCACTACCCCTGTGGGGGTAGGGGGGCAGTTTCGAGGAAAGTAAAGAAAGGACTGGATATGAGCGACACTTTTTACATGATGTGGGTTGCTGGAAGGGGGGCACCCAAAAAGCTTCATCCAACAATTGAAAGTGCCAAGCTTGCGATACAGGCGTACAAGGATGGCGGCGGTACTCGAGAGGCTTTTGTGCTTGGCGTTGTCCATCATGAGCCAGGGCGCAAGCTTCTGAAGCTTAAAAGTGCCCCAAGGTCTTGTGTGGTCGAGCCTAAACAGCATAGGGATTCTCTTTGACAATACCCGCATCCACATAATCCTCGGGATCGTAGTCATCCGGTGGCAGTGGGTCGATGTTGAGCCAGCCAGCATCTCGAAGGTATCTGAGTGCCTGGCTGAACGCATCGCAGAAATCATCGTGGTCTGTGTTCGGAAAGCTACAGATCTGGGTGACCATGGCCTCAGCCCAGTCGCGGACATAGCCAGCGCGGTTGCTGGACTCAGGCACGTACACCCTTCCAGCCTTCACGATGTTGGCCACGATGCTCAAGCGCTGGATCTTGTCAGCCCTGCCAGGGTTGTAGGCCCTCACCGGAATGTGCGCCCGTTGCAAGTCTTGAATGAGCACAATGCCAGCAGCCTTATCCTCGACCAGGACCAGGTCCACCTTCTTGGCCGTCTTGCCTTCACCGAAGATGATCTCGAACTCGTCAATGACCTTGGGCTTCAGATCGGGGTACTGCAGCCGGTCCTGCCAGGCGTCGATGATTAGCACGCACATGCCACCGTCCTGGGGTTTGAATACCCCGAAGGTGATGCTTGCAGTCGGATCGTTGACGGTCTTTTCAGTGTAGGCGCAATCGTAGGACTGGATCACATACTCAAGCTTGGGCAGTTCCTTGCCAGCAGGCCAAAGCTTGAACCAGTCCCTTTGGACAATACCGCCCTCTTCAGGATCAATAATCTCGGCGTAGATTTCCTGCCTTCCAAGTTTGGTGCCCTCGTACTGCAGGATCTGGCGTTTGAAGTTCTCAGAAAGGTTATCCAGGTTTGAGTAGGTGCTGGCCGTCGTGAGCACCACATCATCACCCTCACGGCCAATCAGATCAATGATCAGGTCCTTGGGCTTGGGTGTGGTTGTGCAGATCAGCCTGGTCTTCATGTCATGCAACTTTAGTCGCATACCAAACTGAATTTGGTCCCAAGCTTCTTGAATGTACTCCCATGCGGCAAGCTCATCGAGCCAGCCACCGTGGAATTGTGGACCGCGGAAGCGCTCAGGCTCCGAGGCTGGTATGCCCTTGATCAGTGAGCCGTTGGTCAGGCGTAGCTCATGCAGAGCCTTGTTGTAATCAGCGATCAGGGCTGCAGGAATCACGCTCAGGAGGCCCGAATCACCCTCGAAGCATGTACTCCTCACATCCGATGATGTTGGAGCCGCTACGAGCCATCTGGTGGCTTTGTAGGACCATGCCCACCAGCCAATCTGCTCGGCTGCTGTCCTGGTCTTACCAGCACCGCGGCCTGCAAGCATCAGCCATATGGACCACCAATCACCATGCGGCAGGATCTGGTGCTTGAGTGCCCGTGTGAGCCACATCATGCGCCAGGCCCAAGCAGCAGCCGCCTGTGGCTCTAGCCTGGTGTACTGCTCGCGGATCGCTGGATCTTTGAGCAGGACCTCGAGGTCACTTGTCCCCAAGCTGCCTCTTGGTCTCTAAGTTCTTGAGCATCGCATCAAAGATGCTGATGTCAGCCTGCACAGCCACAGGATTGTCAGCATCACCAGCGTGGGTGAGTCTGTCACCATACTTGCGTGGCTTCAGTTTGGCAGCAATCCATTTGCGTGCGTCTACTCGATTGCGCTGCCACTGGATGTAAGCGCTGTTCAGTTCAATGCCAATCGGCTCGCCCTGCTTGTTGAGCACCGGCCTAGTCTCGGGCGTTTCATCAGCAATGGCTTGGATCTCATCGGCTAGCGTATCAGCCTGATCTTCCCGTGCGCGGGTGTACATCTCTTGGAAAGTCGGGTGCTTCGCCAACCACACATACACAGTCGCCTGCGATGGCATCTTCTCATCCATGCAA